TGCAGCGGCAGGTTATGGTGGTGATAAAGCCATTTTTGGATATGGATATAATGGTACTAGATTATCAATGACCAATTTAGTATCAAACTTAGGTGTTGTTGGTACTGATGTAACCGGTGTTGGAACTGCTAGAAACAGCCTGGCGGCCGCTGGATATGGTGGTGATAAAGCTATCTTTGGCTATGGATTTACTACCGTTGTTGTATCAATGACCAATTTAGTATCAAACTTAGGTGTTGTTGGTACTGATGTAACCGGTGTTGGTACTGCTAGATACCTTCTTGCGGCAGCTGGTTATGGTGGTGATAAAGCAATTTTTGGATATGGTTACGGTGATACTGGCCAGCCGGAAGGTGATGTATCAATAACCAACTTAGTAACCAATACTGGTGTTGTTGGTTCCGATGTTACTGGTGTTGGATCTAATCGATATTACTTGGCTGCTGCCGGTTATGGTGGTGATAAAGCAATCTTTGGATATGGCACCAGCTCCGGGGGAGGAAACATATCATTTACCAATAAAGTATCAAACCTTGGTGTTGTTGCAACGAATACTGTCGGTGTTGGTACAGCTAGATATGCTTTAGCGGCCGCATCATACAGCTCCTAATTTTATATTTACCAAAAGACCTATTGCCAACAGTGCAATAATCTGATATAATAGAAGAAATGATAGTAAACTGAGTATTTGAAAAGATGGCGACACCCGGGTTCGAATCCCGGCATCTCCACCAAAATAATTTTATGAAATATCTTTTACTTTTAATAGTGGCATTCGGATTAAGTTTAGTCCTGATACCTGCTATAGGAATTATAATTGGTGTTTTAACAAAGTTATTTTGATGGGGATGACTATAGGAAATCGACCGACATACAAGTATAATATTTGGCTATCCGACACAGAGAGTCGTTAAAAGTAAAACAAAGTAAAAGCAAACGATGAAAAGTTCGCATTAGCAGCCTAAACGCCGCTTAGGGTTTTTGGCAGTTTATCCTCGTAACAGAATTAAACTGCCACATCAATCGAAAGGAAAACATGCAAAGTAAACCAATACTTTTAAGCATATTATTTTCCGCATTAATCGTTAGTTTGTCATTAGTGAATGTAAATCTTTACAATTTACCTTTCAAAGTTGGTTACAGTTCCTTGGATAAGGAAACGCAGAAACAAGTAACCTGTTTGGCAGACAACATTTATTTTGAAGCCGCACATGAACCGCTAGATGGTAAGAGAGCCGTTGCTTTCGTTACTATTAATCGAGTGCTAACCGGCAATTATAAAGACGATATATGTGGAGTAGTCTATCAAAAGACTGGCGGCACGTGCCAATTCTCATGGTATTGTGACTCAAAAGTTACCAGTAAAAGGTTGACAGTTCGAGACACAATGTTGTATAATGAGATTCGTGACATTGCAGTTAACATGCTCATCAACTTTGAACGTCAAGAAGATGTTACAGGTGGTGCAACATATTATCATGCAGATTACGTCAACCCAGGTTGGAAGTTACAAAAGGTAGTGAAGATTGGAAGACATATCTTTTACCGTAGTAACAAAGACCAAATTGATAAAAACAAAGGATTTATTTAATGCAAAAAGAAATTATCACAGTAATCGTCTGTATTACAGTTGCAGTGTGTTCATCAATTGCCGCATTTACGATATACAATATCAATGACAGAAACAACATGTCAAAAAATATTGAATCGGCTATTCAAAAAGGTATTGATCCAATCTCTGTAAAATGTGCATATGAGACAAACACTAATGCTGTTTGCATTGCATATTCAATGGGTAAGAAATAATGGCTACGAAAGAGGAACAACGGAAGTTTTCTTTAATCATTGAGGAGATGGTGTCAGTTAAAAGAATGACATATCTTGATGCCATTTTACTTCATTGCGAAGAAACTGGTTTTGAAGTTGAGATTGCCGCAACACTTCTTACTGCACCACTCAAATCAAAAATCAATGAAGAAGCCCAAGCCTCTAATATGATTAAGAAAGTGAATAAGTTACCGATATGAATGAAGCCGGTGGTTTTGAAGCGTATGCATTGTTTCATGCATTGAAACTACATTTCACTTCAAAGTATGATTATGTGAAGTATTCTGGTAAGACAAACGTGTCTAAGGACCAATTCATGCTACGTAAGGACAAGTTTCAATTTTATAAACTGTCCAGAAAATACAAGCGTGAGGAACTCTTTGGTTTCTTTGTTGCCAATATGCTTGTGAATCCGAAGATTTGGGTCGGTGACCTCCTCTCTGAAGATGCGGAGTCCGAATACAAAGTATGGCAAAAAACACAACAATCACTCTCATATGTTTTTGAACAAGATATACAGAGAGTGTTTGATATGGTAAACAATCCGGAAGAATTACTAAAAGTAGTTGACGGGCAGTATCCGCTGTTGTATAATCTTTATATGCAGGGGAAGATAGCTAAAGAGACTTTAATTATCTTAAATGAAATATTAAACTTCTTGCCGATGTGGGTTAAAAAAGTTGATGATGACCTTATCTTTCCAGAATTCGTTAAGAGTTGTGAAAAGTATAAGCCGTTTCTAAACTTTGACAAACAAAAAATGATTACAATACTAAAGAAAAACTTGAATCAGGTTACAACATGAAAATTGAAACAATATACATTGATATGGATGGCGTAATCGTTGATTTCGAAAAAGGTTATGTCCAGAAATTTGGTGTCACACCTCAAAGTACCCGAGAAAACAAAAACTTTGCAAATCGTTTTGAAATCTTTATTGATGATGGTGAATTCAGCAAACTCGATCCGATGCCAGATGCAAATTTACTGTTTACGTTTTTGAATTCTCTTTCAGTGCCTAAAGAAATTCTATCATCCACTGCGGCACCACATTGGCATAACCGTGTCGCAACACAAAAACAAATGTGGCTACTCAAGCACAACATTCACTATAAAGCAAACCTTGTGCCAGGTAAAGACCTGAAACACAGGTACGCTACTCCAAATTCCATAATCATTGATGACACTAAATCTGTTATTGATGATTGGAACAAAGCCGGTGGTATAGGTATACTTCACACTGATGCAGTGTCTACCATCGGAATGCTGAAGATGTATCTTTGATTTCGCCTATATACTTCATACATTATGAAATATGTGGATAAAACACTATACATTTAATACAACGTTTATACAAGGAAAAATACTATGTCCTCATTCGCAAATCTCAAGAGTGCTTCTAGCAACCTAGACAAACTCGCCAAGGCTATTGAAAAACTCAACTCAGCCGAAACTCCCACCAAAGAAGATAATTTCTGGAAACCCGAAGTCGATAAGGCTGGTAACGGGTATGCAGTTATTCGTTTCCTCCCACAACCCGCAGTTGATGGTGATGATGCGCTTCCTTGGGTTAAAGTATTCAACCACGGATTCCAGGGTCCTGGCGGTTGGTACATCGAAAACTCCCTCACAACTCTTGGTCAAAAAGATCCAGTCTCTGAGTACAATACACAACTCTGGAATTCTGGTATCGAAGCAAACAAGGAAGTTGCACGTAAACAGAAGCGCCGTTTGTCCTACATGGCGAACATCTACGTTGTTGAAGATTCTAAGAATCCACAGAACGAAGGTAAAGTGTTCCTTTACAAGTTTGGTAAGAAAATCTTTGACAAGATTAACGAAGCAATGAATCCAGCTTTCGAAGATGAAAAGCCATTGAACCCATTCGATATGTGGGCTGGTGCAAACTTCAAACTGAAGATTCGTAAAGTCGAAGGTTATCAGAACTACGACAAGTCTGAGTTTGAATCTCCATCAGCATTGTTGAATGATGATGACAGAAAACTTCAAGTCTTATGATGAGTTGAAGGCTCGCCTTGATAAGGTTCTGGGTGTCGATGGTGCTCCTATTGCGGCAAAGACAACTGTTGAGCAAGCAAGAGCAATGCCACGTAAACCAGCACCAGCAATGGAAGATGCTTCTGTAGTTGATGATGATTTGGCTTACTTCACAAGTTTAGCCAACGATTGATAAAAAAGGACCGAAAGGTCCTTTTTTTTATACTGGCGACATACTGCTCTGTAATACGTAATCTAAAATTGGTGTTTTGTCCCGCACAAGTGCAGTAGCAGGAATAGGCCTATCAGGTAAATCAACACTGCTTGTTGTTGATGACACCACAGGAGAAATAAAAGATTGTGTGTCTGTATTGTTTGACAGGTTTAAATCTTGATTCTCATCTATGGCTGAATTCATTCTGGATGAAATTGGAACTTCTGGAACAGGTGTAGACATTACATCATTATCTATTTTGCGAACATCGGATTGTGTTGGTGTCACCGGTGTAGCCATGGCAGCATTATCTATTTTACGAACATCAGATTGTGTTGCAACAGGTTCAGCTCCAGGAACATTTAATAAATCTAATCTTTTACCTGTTTCCGGATCATAATAAGGTCCAAATTCTCTATCCCACTTGGCAGCATTTGTTGCTTTTGTACCTCTACCTTTTTCGATAAAAACGGCCCTAGGAGTAACAGACTCACTCATGTCTTGCAAAGCATTACGTTTTGCAGGTTGTGCAACAATGTCTTTTTCAATTTCTCGCAATTTCTTTTCGCCGCCGGCCGCTAAAATTTCTGCTTTATCACCTCTGGCTAATATTTCAGTTGCACGTTTTGGTGAGTTTTCAATGATATCACGTAACGCTTTTTCACCACCAGGAAATTTATCAATATTTTTTTGATTACCACTTAATAATAGGTTTGCCGCTTCTGTCGGTCCTATTATTTTCATATCCGCAACGTTTTCTCTAAAATAAACCTTTAATTGTTCGGCTAACCAAACAATAGCGGCACCACCCACTATCATTCCCGCTAAAGGACCACCAAATAATCTGAATATATTCAAAAGCATTGTTTTATTATCCATTAGCCATTTAAATGGTGAAAGAAACTTATCAATCATACCATCAACCATTTTTTTAATAAAATCAAAAAGTCCACCACCCTCGTCTTCTTTTTTGCCAACCAAGGTTGTGGTACCTAATGAAGTATACTCTTTCAATACTTTTAGAAATTCATTGTGTCTACGCTGTTCTTCAACCTTCTGTTCTTCAACAAATTGTTTTGCGGTATCTTTTCTCTTTAAATCTTCTTCACGTGAATTCTGCATGAATGAAAGCATTCTGTTCAGAACTTCAACAGCGGAACCACCAAGACCTTCCCCCGGTGTGGTCATTTGTGTTGGTACTTGAGTGTAACTACTTTTTTGGTTCTTACCGCCAGCAAAATAATTAATATCGGATTGTGAACGTCCAGTGAGTCTACCAAGAATTGCTGGAGCAAGTCTACTGCCACCAGTCATTGCTCTGGCAATATTCATTGGATCAAACTTCTCTTTGATACCAGTTGCCTTTGCTTTTAGTTTATCTGAGATTGCACCAGATAATGCTGAACCAACACCACCACCTGATACGATTTTATCTGTCATCAGTGAAGAAAGAGATTTACCTCTGATATTACTTGCTACTCTGTAGTCCATTTTAACGCCTCATTCTTGGGTTTAGTTCTTCTAATGGTGCGGAGGGCACTGTGATATTTCTTTGTTTATTCGTAACATTATTTTGTATTACAGTTGGTGATATTGTTGCACCAGATTGTGATACGTCTTTTTTCATGTCGGCATTTTGTGTGGAGTTTGAAATCATTTCTTCACCAACATTCCTTGGTATTTCAGCCGGAGAAATTTTTAGTTTTTTTGCACGATCCTCGTCCAATGCGGCAGCAACTAATTCTGGTGGATTATGTGCTTTATTACCACCAATACCAGAATAATACGATGAGCCTTTTTTTAATTCAATCCTCACTTCTTTTATTGATCCATCTTTTTGTTTAATCTTATCTATTCTATATGTATCGAAGGGTACACCAACTGAAGCAAATTCTTTTGAGAGTTGTAAAATTGCTTCATTTCTTGCGTCTATTCCATTAGTTCTGCCTTCTATGTAATCTGATACTTTTTTACGATTTATATCAATTAACCCCTTAGAAAACAAATAGTCTTGCACAGTAGGTGTTAAGTAAGTGGTATCTGGATCCATCTTCAATTGTTTTATAAGACCTTGCATCGTTTTAGGTATAATTTGATACCTGCCGACTGCAAATAAACGGTTGGGGTCATCGATTGGTAGTTTTGATCGTTTGAGATATTCTGAAATTGTAATTTTACTAAAATCAACGGGTGCAGTTGCTCCAAGAATTTTATTATCTTTTGTACCTCTATTGTATGCGTTATATTCATCACCACCAAAAGATTTTCCAGCAGAAGCGGTGCTCTCATATTTGGCAATATTTTTGGCCAAAGACTCTTTACCCAACAAAGCTGCCGTTCCCACTGCAACACCCACACTAACTTTAGCCGCAGTCTTGGCGGCTTCTATTGCTGGTTTAACCATTGGTAATTTCGGTGTAATAGTTGGTGGTGCAGGAGTCGCTGTTGGTAGTGCAGGAGGTGCAGTTTCAACTGCTTTTGCCGTGTCTTTGGCCTTTTTGGCGGCATCAGCCGCATCTTTGGCATCTTTGGCCTTTTTGGCGGCATCAGCCGCATCTTTGGCATCTTTGGCCTTTTTGGCGGCATCAGCCGCATCTTTGGCATCTTTGGCCTTTTTGGCGGCATCCGCCGCATCTTTGGCATCTTTAGCCTTCTTGGCGGCATCAGCCGCATCTTTAGCCTTCTTGGCGGCATCAGCAGCGTCTGTTTTAGGTGTTTCCGCCTTTGTGTCTACCTTTGTTTCAGTCTTTTTTTGTTCAGTTTTTTCTTTAGCTTTTTCTTCAGCTTCCCGTTTCTTTGTTTCTTTAGCCATATCTTTCATGGCTTTTCTTTTTTTCTTTATCGCCTCATTGAAAACATCCATCACCTCTTTGTGATAATGATTTTTCACAAGTTCATTCATCTCACTTTGAGAGTCCAATGTGGCCTGTTCTTCTTTATCGACTTCTGAAGATTTTTCCATAAAAGAAACAATCTTCTCAAGAACTTCTGTTGCTTTTTTTGAACCGCCCATGTTTGGATTATTAAATCTGTCCCAGTATCCACCACCTGTGCGCCCACCAGAACTTTGACGCTCATATCTTCTTTTACCTGTGAAGTAACCAATATCTTCTTTGCTTCTACCTGTGAGTCTACCAAGAATTGCTGGTGCAAGTTTACTACCGCCAGTGAGAAACTTGGCGATATTCATCGGATCAAACTTTTCTTTCATAGCCATTGATCTGGCTTTTGATCTATCAGATAAAGCTCCACGGAAAGATGATACTACACCCTGACCTGAAGTCAGTTTGTCTGTCATTAAATTTGCGAAGCCTTTTTTTCTTATTTTGGCGGCATCGTAGTAGTTCATCTAATCTTTCTCTCGTTTAGCTTTTGTTTTATCTTCTGATTTTCTTCCTCAACATATTGTATAAGCATACCGACATATACATCACGTTCCCACGGTATCATGTTCTCAAGTTCCGTAAGACTGTATTTGTGATGTTGCATTAATGAAAAATTAGTACGATAATAATTTTTCAAGTTATCATGACCAAAGGTTAGCCGAAAAAACTTTCTAGTCCTTCAACATCAAGTTTGTGTTCAAAGCCGCAACGTGAACACTTCATTTCAATAGTCTTCTCAATTTTTGGAAGATTCGCAAAGAAATCTTCAATCTTTGCAAACTGTTGTTGATTCAACGATTCAATAAATTCAACAATTTCTTTTGTCTCAACTTCTTTTGCATAGTAGAACTGTTCGCCATCATAAATGTATTCAACGGACTCAGCAATCATTTCGAATGCGATATCTGAAACACTTGTTAAATTAGATAATTTATTCAGAATAGAAAATTCCGGATACTTCATCTTGATTGAAATTTTCTCGTTCAGTTGAATAACATCCGTACCTTCTACGACACCGCTTACTTTGATATCAAGAAGATTTAGTTGGGTCTCCATGATATTACCGCAAACTTTTTCATCAACTGTGTTATCACAACGGTATTTGTTTTCAACAATTTCTCCAACAGACCTTGCACGGAGTTGCAGAAAGTAATATTCGATATCAATAACAGGAAGTTTTTCGATATCTATACCTTCTGTGACAGTGCAGTTGTTTAGAACTTGTTTCACATTCTGTTCAATTGATTCTCTTTCTCCTGATTCCATTGCCATAAAAAGATTCTTCTGCTCTTTCACGAGGAAAGGACGGAAGCGAATTTTCTTTTTTGATAACGGTAATTCCAAGTCATAAATCGGTGTATCGATTTTTGGTAAAGCCATAATTTATATCTCCATTTTCTTATAATACTAATCAAAATTGGTCAAAATTGAATCCTTGACGGTTCTCAAAATCTTGTCTTGTTTCAAACGGTCGTGGTATCATATCTCTACCAAAAAGAGATTCTGTCCTTATCGTTGAATCAAACAATGAGTTTGCAATAGAAGTTTCAAGAAATTCCATTGCAAGTGCTTCAAGTGAATTATTTCTCCAGCTTGTATATGCAAAGGTAACTGTCAATTTATGATGACCATCAGATGACCAATCTAAATCCAGTTGATTAACCGCAATAGGAAATGCATCTAACATCGATACAGAATATGACAATTCATTCTTAACATCATATTGGTTCACTGTGAGTGGAACAGCATAATCTGCTTTATATTTCATATTGTAGTTAATTGTTGGATTAATCCAATTTAACCATGCATCGAAAAATTTCTTCTCCGACATATCATCACTTACAATAAATGTAAGACTTATATCATTATATACTGTCTGATAAGGATATTTTTCTTCAGCACCATAGATTTTCATTGTTGTTGTGGAGATTGAACGTCCAGGAAGTTCAGTGTTTTCACAACGCAAATTGAGGGTTCTACCTATACTCCTATATGGTAAAAGACCAATTGGAATAGGAACGTTTACATCAAACCTACTTGGTCGTGCTAAGTCTGTACTGAAACTTGCTTTAAAATCTGCTATTGAGCCTGCCATTAGTATACCCTACTTTTTGCTTTTGTGACCGATTCAGCATAAACTTTTGATGCTGTAGCACCATTGAATACTGCTGTTGGAAGAAACAATGCTGTTTCCCATTCTGGTGGTTGAACGGTCAAAATTTTAGATTTTATCTGACTATTCAAGTAACGTTTCAAACAAGGCCTAAATTCTTTGAAATTCTTGGCAGCTTTCAAAATATCATAGGTTATACTTAGCCGCTTAGGCTCATCATTACTATTTAAAATAGCAAAATTCATCAGTTTGTCCATGAATACTGCACGATATTTTGGTGGTAAATAA